AAGAAAGAGATGGTGACATTGAGTTTTTAAAAGAATTTAAAAATAATTTAAGTCCTGATTCGGTAGAGTTTAGAATGTTTGAAAGTATTCTAGAGGATTTAGGAATTGGTGATATGAAACCAATTGAATTACCAGACGTTGATCCAAATATTATTAATCAACAAAACTTAGAATTACAAAATCAAATTTTAGGAGGAGGTAATGAAGAAATTATTGAAGATGAAACATCTTTTTTAGAGGTTCCTCAAATAAATAATAATTTTGATACCCAACAAGTCATTGAACCTATTCCTTTACCAGAGGTGGCTTCTGCACCTATTTCAGACCCTAACACAATGACAAAACTAGAAAACGTAGGTCTTCCTTTATTTGCCAATCAAGGAGGAATAGCATCTTTAATAGGTAATAAAAAACCACAACAAATGGTGTCCTAATGGGTATCTTTAGTTGGTTAACAGGTGGAGGTAATAGCACAGCTAATTCTAACACTGGTTCAGTCGGGAGTGTGCATCAAGGAGCTAGTGGACCTGGAGGAATGACAGGTGGTGAAGCTTTTCAATCTGGTATTATTTCTGCCGCTGAAAGAAGAGAACAATTATTAGCAGACGCAGCAGCAGCTCAACAGTCTGGGCAAGATTATAGTTATAACACTGATGAATTTACAGGGCATAATTTAGGTTTAGGTAATGAAGAAACAGTAGGTAAAATTCGTGAAGGATTAACAAGTTCAGAATATGGTGACTTTATGCAACAGTTACATGGGAAAAACCCACAAGCTATGCAACAAGCTTTTCCATTTAGTAGCGGTAATTTAGCAGGGGTGGCCTCTAATCTTATTCCTGGTGTTGGTATGGCTAAATCTATTTTAGGTGTTTTAAATAAAATGGGCGGAGGGGTTAAAGAAGGAATTACTAATTCTGGTGCTTATAATAAATTTATAGATATGGTTACTCCAAATGAAAAACCTGCAACAGACATGGGAACAAGAATAAGTAGTATGGATCAAGCAGAATTAGATAAACCAGAAAGAGATATGCTTGATATTTCTGGACCTTCTGTAGCTACAAATATAACAGACATAAAAAAGAATAAATCAAATGTAACACCAAAAACAATTAATGCTCAATCTTCATTAAATGATTATTTAAATACCATAGGAACTATCAATCAAATTGCTGATAATGCAGGGGGAGCAAACACTTTACCTTATAACTTTACCAATACATTTAATAATTTAAACCCTAACGCTTTAACAAGTAGCCAATATCTTCAAGGGCAAAACATGATAAATAATTTACCAGAAAATAATTCTCCTGTTATTCCTTATAGTAATGTAGGAATACATAATCCTGCGTTATTTAATAAAGGAAGTTTTTAATGGAAACTAATATTAGAAATGTTATTTGGTTAGGATTAATTTTAGTAAGCGCTGGGATAACTTACGGAATGATGTCACAACGATTAGAAGCAGTTGAATCAAAGCAACACCAATTAGAAAAAATAATACTCCAAGACATACCAGACATAAGAGAACGAGTGATACGACTTGAAGTATTATTGGAGAAAGCATTAGATAACTAATACTTTAAATTGAATTCCTAATTTCATCTAACTTAGGAAATTCTATACTTGTAGAATAATTTTTATTTTTTTTAAATTTTTCATTATCAAAAGTAGGATTAAAATTAGTAGAACTTTTTAAATAAATTTTATTTACTTTAATCATTCTTTCTAAATCTAATAATCGTTGTTCTGAATATTGCATTCTTTTTATTTTAGCTATTGGTAATGCTTCTTTAATATTCATACAAACATCACTTGCTTTTAAAAACCAATCAAAAGTTCTAGTACCTCTGTGATATTTACTTTGTAACCAAAAAACATTAGTCATTGCACCTTTAATTTTTTTCTTTTTATAATAGACACCGTAAGTGTCTCTAGATTTTAAATAAATTTGGCCACCACTAGACCTAATTTCTAAAAACTCTATTGGTTTAGTAAAGTAAATTGCTTTGTTTAATTTTTGTTCAAATATATTTTTCATAGGACCCTCCAATATTTACCTTTGATAATAACAGGTTTAGTTTTATATTTAGTATCAATTGCGATTACTTTTAATTTCAATTGATTATTCACAAATCGACAAATCTGAGAAGAACTAAGCTTAGAAAACTTATCCCTCATCTTAGCAATAAGTGGTTTTTTCTTTAAACCAGTATCAACTAGACTAGCAAGAAAAGACATCAACTCTTGTTGGCGCTTTTTCTTTTCTTGTCTAGGTGACATCGGTAGTGAAGGCACCACAATCTTGGGAGCCTCAGAAATAGAATTTAAACCTTTACCTTGCCTGCCTTCTTTTTTATCCCTCTCAGCAAGGTCACGTAAAAATTTTGGTATCTCCAAAATCTCATCATCAGGATTAGGAGTTACTTTAATAATTTTAATACTCATTGATACCAACTTTCTAATTGTATTAATTGTTTTGTTTTAACTTTGATAAGTCTTCTAGCCCTTGTGTGACTATCTTCTTTATCAAACATATAATTCCAAACAGGTCTTTTTAGCTCACTTTCATAGTGAGCTATAGATTCTTTTAAAGATTTAATCTCGTCTTTTATTTCTGGGTGCATTTAAATACCCTCCTGTTCTTGTATGTTTTCTTGCTCCTCTAACACCCAGTCACCAAATGAAACTTTTTTAGTTTGACAAACATCACCTAAAAAACTTTGCAGGACAGATCCTCTCATTGGATTTTTTCTAGATATTTTAGAAATACAATCTTTAAAAGTAAATGGGACTGTAAAATCAAATTCAATTTGTACTGGTTCTATAAATTTAAGCGGCTTGTGCATGGCTTTCTCCTTTCTGAACAAGTTCTACTTTATTTACTTTTAAACTAAGTAAACAACCTTGACCCTTAATATTAGGATCTATATTTAATGGTATTGATCTCCAAGATCTTTTTTCATCACCACCATTTTTTTGAATGTCTTTTAAAACGCTAACATCAATACACTCTAGTAAGTGATCTCTGTTACCAAGTAATTCACCACCTGCAAAAAACTTTTGATCTTTTACATGTAGTTTGGCAAGTATAGTTCTCTTTTCACCATTCTTTTTAATAAAGATACCAGAGAAAAATTCTGAACCAATATTTTCTAATAAGTATTTTTTAGTTATATTCATAATTCCTTCTTTCTAAAAATTATAAATATATATTATATAATATTATATAATATGCAAGGCATATCTAATTTACCGCAGAAAACCGCCAATATTTCTAGGTAGCGTCACCCCAAGATTTTCCTAAATCGCAATCAACTTTACTTGGGACAGATAATTTTACCGCATGTGTCATTAGTTCCATTATTTTATTTTTGGTTTTTTCTTCGCCATTAAAACTTAATGTAAGTTCATCATGTATTTGTATTAAAGGAATTAAATTTTCTTTATACAATTCTATCATTGCTTGTTTAGTTTGATCCGCCGCTGATCCTTGTATCAATCTGTTTAATGCTTTGTAAGTACCAGCTCGTTGTAAAATATGATGTTTACCATATTTTATTTCTGCTTGATCTTTGGGTAATGCTTTGAACACGCCAAAAGTGGTAGGTTCCCATAACTCAAAACGACATTTTCTACCTTTGATTGTTGAGACGTAACCCTCACTATTGGCGAAATTCGATACACGTTTAGTTAACTCTTTAACAAACGGTACCTTAAAATTGTACTCCTTTAAAATTTCTTTTGCAACATCAACGTTCACTTGCAATTCGTTGGAAAGTTTGTTAACGCCCATCCCATAAAATAATCCAAGGTTAATAGTTTTTGCCTGATCTCTGCCAATGTTGGCAATGTTTGCTACAATACTGTGGAAATCTGCATCAGGATTTTTTTGATATTCTTCCACAACATTTGTGGCCCCATCACATCCTAAGCTTGAAGCAAAGTGTGACGCGATCCGTGGTTCCTGCTGACTATAATCAAACGACCCCCATGTTTCACCCTCTTCAGGTAAAAACAGTCCACGTATTTGTTTTTTAATTTCTTTATTACGGGAAGGTAACTGCTGTAAGTTTGGATTAGAATAACTAAAACGACCTGACACTGTTCCTGATGTACCATCTCTCATTTGATGAATACTAGCATGGATGCGTCCTGACTCACCATGTTTTAAAATAGTATCAATAAAAGTTGATTGCACTTTATTAAACTCTCTAGCACTTTGAATCTTTTTAGCAATTGGATGTGAATGATGCACTAAAAAATCTTTTGTGAAACTAGGCGCCTGTGTTTTTTCTGTTCTTGGATAATCTATTTTAAGTTTATCAAATACTTTTGCAACACTAGCCGCAGCCCAAACATCAACTGCAATACCCGTGTCTGCCAATATTTCATCAAGTATCTTCTTTTCTGTATTCTTAAAACTTTTTTTATAACGTTTTGCTTTTTCTCCATCAACTCTAACTCCTCGTTTTGTCATTTCAAATATAATAGGAATTAAATCCATCTCTAATTTGTACACTGTCTTCAAACTCTGTTTTTCAATGAGTGGTCGCATGTGGTGATATAGTCGTAAAGTCAAGTCTGCATCTTGCTCTGCATAATCACCAACAAAGATAGCTGGTAGTTTGTACATTTCATTTTTTGGATCAATACCAAACTCAGTGGCCGCTTGTTTTAAAAGTGATTCATCTTTTATTTCACCAAGCATATCTTTTCCCACTGCATTAAGTGCATAGGAAAACTTATTTTCATTAAGAATAGGGGCCATTAACATTGTGTCAACAATAGGTCCTTTAACCTCTATTCCCTCTGCATGTAGCCAACCTAAATCATAAATAGCGTTGTGGGCTACTTTAATAGCATCTGTTTGCATTAACTTTTTCATCCACGTTAAAACACGTCTTCTATCCCAATTAAAACCATTCTCATGACGAATAGGATAGTAACCCTTCCAACCATCCACGGCTACGGCTACACCAATAATATGACCTGTCTTTGTTGTCCATCCTGGCCCAGTAGTTTTTAATTGTGGATCATACGTCTCTAAGTCAAAAGCAATAACTTTTGCGTCTGTAATATCAGGTAATTCATGAGGAGGTACCCACTCAGATTTTGTAAAACCAAAATTATGTTGCATTTTTTTTCTCCTGCTCTCTATTCCATTGTTTAATAGCTTTTGTGGTTTGTCGCCCTCGTCTCTCTCCTTCTGATTCAAAAGAAATATTTTTTTTATTTGTTCTCCCTTCTATCTCTCCAGCAATAGCGGCGTAAGCGGCCATATCTAAATAATTATCTTTTTTACGACTATGCATAAGACGAGCTACTTTTACTAAAACCATACAAATTGCTACATCATGAGCTGATATTTTTTTTCCTAAAAAAGCAGACCATAAATTAGCAATGTTTTCATGATTAGTAACTCTATCTCCGTAATCCGTGTTTCGTTGTCCACCAATTAAATTAATAGCTTCTTTTAATATATCTTTAAAAATCATCGTTTATCCTTTCATCACCATACATTCGGTAACCTTGTTGTTTTTGAGCCTCAACGATATACAAATTTTCTTTAGCCCTAGTAACAGCAACATAAAAAACACGGTGTTCATCATCAGGATTTTTTAAATAAGATCTGTAAACAATCTTTCCTAAATCTAATAACACGATAACATTTTCACATTCCCCGCCTTTAGCTTGATGAATTGTAGAAACACGAATACGTGGTTCCGCAGTTATGTCTTCACCTATTTTCTCAAGCCTCCGTAAATAAGTAATTTCAAAAGGTGTTAAAGAACTAAGTACATCCCACCAATCTCCATCGACAAGTAAACCATGATGATCTTTTAGTTGCTGTAATGAAAATAATTGTTTATCATTCTCCACTTTCATTGTTTTGTGGCCATGTTTAATTCCAACTTTAGTTTTTATTTTATTATACAAAGTTTTAACCTCTGTTAAGGTAACCGTGTTACCAGACTTTAATTTTTTCCATACCTCGATAGCACCTAAAACAGTCGTAGACACTGGTCTATGCTCCCCTCGTCCATACCAATAACCTTGTTCTAAAAGTATTTCTTCTATCATTTCATTTCTAATTTTTTTTGTTCTGCCAAGGATCAACCAGTTACCTGAAGATAAATCAATGTGGCGTAAATGTGGTATACGATATATTTTACCTTCATCTTCTTTTGGTTGCCAAACTTTCGGACGCCTGTTTCGTATTTTAGTTATAATATTATTAGCTAATCGAAACACTCTTCGCGGACAACGATACGATTTATCTAAAACTTTAACTGTTCCTTGTAGAGATATAAATTTATCAACATCAGCGCCTGACCAACGAAAGATTGCTTGATCATCATCGCCTGCAATATAAACGTCTTTACTATTACTAATTAATTTATCTACCATGTTATATTGAATGCGTGGCATGTCCTGAGCTTCGTCTATAAATAGCACATCAAACTGTGTCGAAACTGTGTCAGTTGTGTAATCCACAATCATATCCGTATAATCATAAAGTTCATTTAACTTTTTATACTTATTAATAACACGATTTAAATAATCTAACTTTACCATGTTTATGGGCTCAGGATACAACCTAACCTCTTCCGCTAAACTCACATCTTTTAAACGAGCTTTGTTTATTAAATTTATAAATTTATGGTTAGAGTTTGTGTAAACGGAATCATCGTTGTCATTAAAAACTAAATTAAAACCAATCATAGACGATAACTCTTTCCAGTGTTTTTGTTTCATTAAGTTATCTTCTTTCACCGCTAAATGTCTAAAAGCAAAACTATGTAACGTTCTAAAGTGAATTAAATCATCTCTGCTTGCTTGAAATTTATAGCGAGCCCTATCCTTTGCTTCGTATGCTGCTTTCTTAGAAAAAGAAAAGAAACCAATTCTTTCCCAAGGAACACCCTGTTCTTTTTTTTGCTGACATATATTTAACAACTCTGTTGTCTTGCCTGTGCCAGGAGGTCCTACAATTATATTAATCATTAAAAAGTTATCTCCTCATCATCTGAATTACCTAAAATATCTTTGTCTGTTTTTTCTTCTGTTTTTAAATTAGGCATCTTTTCCATTTTTTTTGGTTGCGTATAAGCAGGTATTTTCCATGCGCGTGTTTGAATTCCTTTAGGATACACTCTTACATCTTCGCCCTCTAAATCTTTTATTCGTTGCACTAACCAAGATCTATTCTCTTTAAAGTTTTTCGTATTCTCTAACCACTTTGATAAATCACGTAAGCGAAAGTACGTCGCATTCTCTTCAACATTAGTATATGGCTTTTCCATATCTAATTCATCAATATCAAACGACTCACCTCTTGCAGTACAAAACTCAAATAAATAATCTTTAAACTCACCAACCTTAGATACATCTTCAGGCATATTAATTGTTGTAATAGTTTCAAATAATCCTGACTGTATCTCTTCCCAGTCAGCTTGTTTCATCATTGGTATGTAACGTAATAATTTTCTTTTAACTAATTTACGTAAGCGATGATGGTATTCTATTTCATCTTGTACTTGTGTTTCTACAGGATGAGAGTCTATATCAAGATACCAAATACGTGGTTCGCGATCCGTGACACGTAAGTTTGCATATACAGGATGATCTTGACCAGAGGTTCCTACACCAAACTTTCTCAACTTACATTTAGCTTTTTGACAAACACTAGCGATAGGTTGATCATTACATTTATACATGTATTTCATTGCGCCATCTGCCTTGTCAGCACCAACTTGTTTCATAATGATACCTACCTCATTTGTGTTTAAAGGTGGGTCCATGTATTCACGATTATATTTTTCTAATAAATTCTTCCAGTTATCAGGATTAGATTTACGATAAAAAACCCCCACATTAAATAATCCATTATTTCTTGTCCCTTCTGGATAGCCTTGATCCGTTAAAATTTCTAAACATGGAGGACCATCAGCCATGTCATTATCTTCTACCTGTATTAATATTTTACCAATATCATCACAGACATATTTGTCGTATAAATCAAAAAATTCTTCTAATGTAGCACCTTCACCATTATCAAGAAACGCGTACCGTGTGTCGCCGTGATAAGGTAAGTTCAGCCACGATCCAGTGTCTTGCTCATCAGAGAGTTTAATTTGTTTAGGAAATACCTCCGCTTTTGCATAGCCAAGATGCGCGCGTATTTCTTTTAACTTTTCATCAAAGAGAAAAGCAGGTTGTGGATTTTTGGAAAATAAAAAAAGATGAGCGCCAAAAGATTTGGAGGCACACATCACTAATGGTAGTTTGTATTTTCGTACTTGTGATAATATTTTTTTATGATCCAAAGGGTACTCGTCAATATCAATACAGCCCCACGTACAAGTTGCATCGTCTCGAATGGGAACAATACCTAAAGCACGATCTTTTCCTTCCAGATGATCCTGAAACATTTGTAAAGTAGGTTCTTCATGAACTGTACGCATGCGGCCATCACGCTTACCGTTCTGTTTTGTTTGGGTATACTCATAGAAACCGTGAGCCCTATCTAACCCATCAAATATATTTTTAAATTTTTCTACTTTCATAAATAATAATAAAATAACTAGGGGCCTATAAAGGCCCCCAACCTAGATAATTAAGGTGATTACGATCCTAAAACGCCACTATCCGCATTGGGCGTGATGTCTTTTAAACCGCTATCGTCATTATCATTATTTGCCTCTGGAGCAGGATCAATAGACCCTGATGTCACAAGCTCATGAAAATGTTTAGCCTCCTCCACTATGTAAGATGGATTTGATATATCATTAACTGATTTATCCAAGGTAATTTTCCATCCCCACCAATCATTCTTTTTATTTGCTTCTTGTACACCTTCCATTTTGTATACATTAGCAAACATTGGTAATGTTCTTAGTGACCCATCATTGGCTTTAATTTTCTGATTCATCATCATCGTATTCCAATAACGGGATTTTTTATATTGTGTTTTCTGCATAATAATTTGGCATCGTTCAAACGATCCATCATCATTAATTCGTAAAACAAAATATTCAGCCGTCGTAACAATATAGGTAGGAGAGATCGCTCCATTAATCATGTAATGATCTTCCCCATCCGCGCCACGCGTTAAAGCAGGCATGTCTTCAGGCTTATAAATTTTTACAGGTGCACCAGTCCCTTCACCTAAAGGTGACCACTCTACCCCACGTACTCTAAAGGCACATGGAACTACAGCTATGCTTTTGTAAAAGTCTTTTGTAACAGAATTAAAAATATCACCTTGCTCAAGTCCTTCTACAAACTTAGCATTTGATTTTTTAATCTCTGGTGTTTGAGAGCTAGCAATTTTTAAAAATGGTATTGCCATTTCTTGCGCACCAACATTTTCAAAACCAACACCAATGTGGCTTGAAAAGTCTACAACGTTAGTCGATACTTCACTTTTCTTTTTTTTCGTTACATCGTTCATCGTTATTTCCCTTTTTTAATTTTCACTTTATTACCTGTAAAAACACTAAACGTTTCTAAAGGTAAATCGGCGCCTGCGTTTATTTGTTCACCTACAAAGGCATTCAAGGTCATAGGCTCGACCTTGCGTTTTTGATCAGGAGCTAAACCATTTTGCTCTAAGTCTTCTACCAACCTAGTTGCTTGGTCATTATCTCCTTTACCAAATCTCACTGACACAATATTTTTTATAAGTTCTCCATGATTATTTTTTTCTAACCATTCAAAACAGTCTGCTTCTTTATCTTTAGTGATGCTAGCTTTATAAAAGGGTTTATAACTAATTGCCTCACCACTCGTCAGTTTAATCTCTTTAACTCCTCGTTGCTCCATCAATTGAACAATAGAATCATTCATTTGTTGGAGTTCAGATTTTTTTATTTTAATATCGTTTTCTAATGAAAGTATTTCACTTTCAATTTTTAAGTATCTGTTAGATGCTTCTGATACATCTTTAACCTCAGATATATCTAATTTAGTTTCTTCTTCTGGTAAAAAATTTGTAAAATCAACTTTCTCTGTCATGGTTATTCCTTTCGTGTAAGTCTATCTGTATAGGAAGATATGAATGAGTATGACGATCAAATTTTAAAAGATTATATCTGCCACGATTATTATCTGCAGCAACTGAACAACAAAGACCAATCATTGATGGATCACCAATCAATAATAAATAATCTTTATCATTAAAATCTTTTAATATAGTTCTTGCCTTACGTATCGCTGGTCCAGGTGATAACATAATTTGTTTCCCCTCCTCAAAAATAGGAATTAATTTACCAAATTCTTGAGCAGAGATAACATTAAACTTTGATACCTCTTGGATAACGTACACATTTCCTTTGTTTTCTAAGTCTTTCATCTTTCTAGGACACTCTATATTATTTTTATTTTAATTATACAAGAAAAATGTTATCGTTCTAAAATTTTATAACAAAGAAAGTTATGCCGAAATATAAATATAGTTTTAAAACCAAGCCTTACGAGCATCAATTAGCATCTATGGGGGCTATGTTAAATCATTTTTCTAAGCAAAATAAAGAGTTTGCGTTGCTTATGGAAATGGGTTGTGGAAAAACTAAAGTACTAATTGATGGGTCTTCCTTTCTTTATGACAATGGATATATTTTTGGTTTACTCGTTATTTGTCCTAACGGTGTCAAAGGAACGTGGGTTAAAGAAATTGAAACACATATGCCAACACACGTGGATCGTAACGTAGTTGTATGGACAGGACAAAAAACAAAAAAGCATGAAGAAGAATTACAAACGTTATTTATTACGG